TTCATCTACTTTCTTATTACCTTCGGATACAAACTTCTTGTAATCTGCCATCAATTGTTGTTCCATTGTGGCCTTGGGCATATTGCCATCCATTCTATCACCTTGACCAGGTTGATTTTGTTGGACACCATATTGATTTGCATCAAATTCGTTCTTATCGTTAGGATCGGCAGGAGTGTTGTCATACTCGTCAACTTCTTCTGGACCTTCTTCGCCGCTGTCGTCATCACCTGTTTCAGGGTGTAATTTATCAATTACTGAACGCATTGTAGTTGTAGCATCTTGGCCGCCCATTGGCTCCAATGTCTGTGGTGCAGGTTCACCCATTTCTGGTTCACTGTGCTGACTCATGCCTGCTAGGGACATAATGTCTTTTAGCAAGTTTCCTAATTCTTCGCCGCTGCCTGCTGTCATGTTAATGCTGGCAGGAGTATGGGGGGCACCCATTCCACCCATCATGCCCATTTCTTCTGGCATCATTCCGCACTCTTCAACCTGTTGACTTTCTTTGACTACATTAGGATTAGTGCTGTCAAGATCAGCAAGACGTTTCATTAAATTAATCATTTGCATATTATTTTCCTTTACCACTTATAGGGCTAACTGTACCTTGGTCTGCGTCAGTGTTAAACTTGGCAGCGGTTTCCATTGGAATTTCTTCACCGCGGTCACGTCTTTGTAATTTAAGAATATCGTTTAATTCTTTTACAAAACCGGTATTGTATTTGTCACCGTAAAAATCTTCAAATTTAGCATTAGGAGATTCTTTATAATTAGGATCTGCTAATAATGCGCCTTCTCTTTTTGGTTCGTCGTATTGATATTCTTCAGTTGGCTCAAATGGGCTACGGACCACTAGATGAGTTTTTCCAACGCCTAATTCAGCGGCTAAGTATTCAGTTAGCTCATATTGTGTTGTTGGGTAATCTAATACAACTTCATAGATATTAACTTCACAATTTTTAACCTGTGGAAAATCTAAAGGAAGTGCTTGAATAGGAGTCTTAGATTTTTTAAATCCTGTGAGATTATTACCTATAGTAAAACGACCCAACAAGCGTTTCATTGTATCTTCTTGCTCAGTAGTCATATCTCCGGCAACTTTAATGCGGAAATCGTACTTTTTACTAGATTCGGTTAGATGTTCTTTGAATGATTTCATAATATATTATTTACCTAAATCTTTTAATTTTTGTAGGATGCTATTGCGGTCTGTTACAATATATCCCTCACCTTCTACGGTGCCGCCAGCACCTTCACCGTGCTTTTTATCAATAGCTAGCTTCTTAATTTGAAGATCAATCATCTTTAATTTCTTGTCTATTTTAGCTGATTTAGCAGTAATTGCCGCATTCATCATGTTTGCGGCAACTTCAAACATTCTAGCACCGTACCGTGCTTCAACATTCATCCCTAGGTCCATTAAGTCATCGTAGGCTTGTTCTGCTTTGGCAGCGAGTGCATCAAACTCAGCATCGCTGATATCACCAAGACCTTTTACTTTAGGTAAAGCTGAAGATATTTTATCAAATTCTTCTAATTTATTTTGTAGATCTATAGTAGCAACTGGTTTTGCGTCAACCTGTTCGGGTGGTACTACTGGCTCAGCTGATTCTACATTTAACAGTTCTTCTAGTTTCTTTGTCATATTTTTACTTATTCCGTTTTTTGGGATTGTGGAAAATATCACCTTCGTTGACTATTCTAAATTTTATACCCTGCTGTTGACACCACTTTGCCGCCGCACTCCACTTAGCTTGATTCTTAACAAATTGTGCTTGATTGTAGGGATTTTTTCCAACTTTTTCTATTAACTGCTGATTGGCTGGTTTTATTTCTACAACTTCTACATGTTTTTTCATATTTTTATCAACATACGAAATTAAGAAATCAGGAACATAAATTGTTTGCTTACCTGTGAGAGGATCGCGATATGGAATTTTTAAACTTTCGCTGGCCCATTGTTGTATGCTAGGATTATTATCACAAAATGTCATAAATGTAAATTCCCAGGAACTCCTATATCTAGGCATTCCCTGTCCAATATATTTTTCGGGATTTTTTATCTTGTAAACACCCTGACTGAACTTTAAACTCATGCAAGTATATTTCTTTTAATTTCTGGATTAGTTTGAAATTTTTGTGCGTAGCCTAGACTGCTGGTTTTAAATCTATTGTAGTTTAAAATTTCAGATACTAGTCCCGATAGCTGTATATCATCAAGTCCCTTAAGAGTATCTAGAATCTGCATAGGATTATAACCATCCTGTTTAGCCTGTCGCATGATTGTTACAGTAATTGATTCTGCGGCAACATCTCCAAACCCACGACTAGTAAAATATCCGGTCATTGCAGCCAGTACAGATGAGTTCAATTCTAATGGAGATGATGTCAATGAATCAAATGCTTGAACTGTGCTGTTTTGTGCAGACACTACAGGTATGTTAGAATAACTTGTTTGCATTATCCACCTCTTGGAAATATAATTGCGGCAGGATTGGCTCTAATTTGTCCATTGACTCCTGTATTAAAACCTTTGAATATGTTTATTCCTATGCCGCCTGGCAATGTAAATATGCCTAATTGATTTTCAGTGTTTGGAGGCTCATAATATTTGCCCGGAGCAGTTTTAGTTACTGCGCCCAATACACCATTGGCAATGTTATAAGTTTCTGCTTTGGTTCTTACTATACCGTTAGTGTTTACATAATTTTTAGCCATTAACATGGCAATGTCTAAGAACATATTTGAAGTGCTACCACTGCCTCCAACTTTACCATATGCTCTCGCGGCCTGTCTATTATCAAAACCATTGTTAACTTTTGTAGGTACACCTTTACCAAATACTCTATTGGAACCAGGTTTATCAAAGCCCGTTTCTTGTTGTACGTATGCCGGACTGTTCTTAGGATTACCAGCAACCTGTAGTGGACTAGGTGTCTTGTCATAATACAATGAGGTGAATCCTACCGGGTCACTACCAGGAATAATTTGTCCATAATCATACAACACATTTTCGTAGGATAGTGTCATACGATTTTGCATGATCTTACTGCCCTCTGCTTGGTTCATTGAATCATGCGCCCATTCTGTGATCTTAGGATTAACCAGTGTTACCTGTGTAAAGTTTTGCTGATGTAAACTATAAATTTCTATAGATGAGAAAAAAGAATCTTTGATGTTATTGTTGTATATGCCGTACTGATAATCTGTTTCACCATACTTGGTATCTCCAAACGATTTAGGAACACCAGTTGTACCATATGTGCTGTCTGCAAAATAATTTTTGTAATAGTTAACCCACAATTTATTAATAATGTTAAAATTATCATCATGAAACTCAACACTCACAGGAGTGTAAGTAAGTTTAGTAGGTACCACTGTTTTTCTATTATATTGATTTAATGTTTCTGTAGCAATAGTAAATTTAGGTAGGTCAACTTTTTTAACTAATAACCCTACATCTAATACTCCCTCATTTTTCCATGCTTGGTCTATGATTGCACTAGGATTAATATTAAAAACTACGTAATAAAGAAATCCAACTTTAGGCGAATATGCATAGTGGTCATCTACATACAGTCTGCTAGCATGTTGATAGTCTCGTAGGTTAGGATGCCCGTTAAGATGTCCTGTTGAGGAAAGAAAGTTATTGAAAGCATTACTCATAATAATATTTAGTCAAATAAAAAGCTCAGGTTTTAAGCTGAGCTTTTTATAGGGTAATTTAAATATTAACCTGTTGCTAGGCCTTGTGCGCCTGCCGGTCTTACAACACGACCTACATCTAGACCAATACCGCTTGCCGCTCCGCCTGGAGCATCTAGTTGGATTGCATTATCGTAAGTAATAGTCAATGCAATATCCATTGGATTTGTTGCATCGTTGTAATCACCACCTTGATAGGTGGCTTGTTTGATAAAGCATCCTAAAAATTCAAAACTTTCTAGTGTTACTGGTTCAAAAGCGCCATTACCACCGTCAAGCATTTCAACTCTCATTCTAAACTTATAATCAATGCCGCTTGCCGCGCCTGATTGTTCAAAGAAGTCAAATTGTTTCTGTAGTTGTTCTCCAACTTTTCTACTTACAACTCCGGATGCATCGTCACGGATAGTTAACTTAGCATCTGCAAAATTGTGCTTACCTAATAGTTTAACTGTGCTGTTGTACACTGGTAATTTAATTTCTTCAAAACTAACTTCAGGACGACTTACGTTCATGACCTGCTTGGTTAATTCCGTTGAAGGAGTTCCTGCGACACCAAAACTATCTAATGTAACGCGAAAGCGATACTTTAGTTTTGGCATCAACAGTCCCTGAGTGCTAGCCGCTTGACTGCCACTCAATGGTACTGTGAATCTTGATAAACTTGCGATTGGCATATAAATGCTCCTTATTCTTTGTATTTACCTATTATAGTCCGGCAGCAATTTCACCAGTATTTTTCAATCTTAGTGGAATATAAATGTACTCAATTGATTTTACTGGTTCAATAGCAATATCAACATACAATTCGTTGCGGTCAATTCTTGAAGGAGTATTGTTAGTTTCATCACACACAATGACATAATCATATAGTGCTCGTTGACCAACTAACTCTAACATTAGGCTGTCTGCGGCCGCTTTGATTTCACGGCGTGTTTGTGCATCATTAGGTTCAAACAAGTATGGTCTTGCTAGAACGTCTAGTTGTTTACGTAGATAACATACCAAACGAGCCACGTTAATTCTATCTAATGAACTTGCGTTTTTAGCTCTTGTACGTTGTCCATATGCTAATACACCTACTCCAGTTAATGTAGCAATTGGGTTAATAGCTACTGCTGGGTCTTGTAGTACATCGCGCAAGGACTGGTGTAATGCAGTTGCTTTAAATTCACCTTCGCCAGTAATGTAACCTACAGAAGTAACGTTATCAACACCACCACGACGTGTACCGGCTGGCGCAAACCATGGATAGCTCTTAGCATCGCTGTTAATAATTGTACGGATCATCATATGACTTGGAGGAACAACAATATTGTTACCTGTATTGTCAGTTGTATAACCACTTGGATAGTACATAGCCATGTACTCGTCGTGGCTAGTAGCACCTACCTCGCCGTTGTCTAGGGCAGTGTTAGTGTTTTTACCCCACTCGCTTAGAGTAGTACCTGTTGGTGTTAAACGGAATGGTGTATCACCAATGACAAATGCTGTGATACCACGATCGTTGTTTAGACCAATCATATTTTGTATAGCTTCAGGATAACCCGGAGTAGCAAGTAAGTTAAATCCTAATGTATCGGTGTCTCGAATTGCGCTGTTTGTATCAATTAATGATTTTAGTGCCTCAACTACCTGTACACGCTGACCTGCACGACCAAACTGTGGTCCACCATCGGCTGCTACAGCATTTTGGCTAACCCAACGATCCATCCAATAGCCTGTCATTGCTTGGCTCAAGTATCTTGGGTTATTAACATTGGTATTAATGTATCCCATAACATATTTCTTAATATTGAAGCCACTACGACGAGTATTCCATAATCTCATGCCTTTTGGATATTGAGCAGGATCGGGTGCATCCGGATCTAAGTAGTTGCTGGACAACAATGCAGGAATAGTACTAGCAGTCTTAGCTGAGCCACTAGTTGCCCAACGTGCATCTGCAAATAACCATCCATTTGGTGTTGACTGGTCTGTGACGTCTTGTTTGATCCACTTGTTACCGTTGAATACATAGATATCTCTTCCATACATTTCAATATCACTGGTATCAATCCAGATATCTCCAAGAACTAATGCGCCGCCGACGCTGTTGCCAGTGTTCTTATCGGGCTCAGTTGCACTAATAATTGGGCCATTGGCATCTGTGCCTGCATACACTGATCGGTATCCTACCCAGGTTGTTCCGTTATGGATCATAATATCAACTTGATCAATATTGCTGTTGTACCACAATTCTCCGTCCATTGGATCTGTATACGGTGCAGTTGGTCTAGCTTCGTATGACAGCGACTTCCAGTTAGTTGCAATCCAATTAAACGCAGTGGTTCCAAATGCGTAATCATTAGTTGGTGACGAATACAAATTAACAGTTCCTGATTTTGTTGTATTATTGTATGTTGAAAAGAATCCACTTAACGGTGTCCCTGTACCATCATACAATTCAAAGGCGCCACCTGCATTATGAGTGATTGTTAGAATAGAATCAGCATCACTCCAAGTAGCAGAAATAAATGACAGAGCCGCGCTGGCAATACCTGCACTAACTAGAGCTCCAACTTTTTGTCCAGGCTGTACAGTGTATAAGTTAACAGTTTGAGCACTGCCCCAGGTATTAGTAGTTGTGTTAGTTTCTCTAATAATAAACGTAGAAGTTGTGCCTGTGCTTGCAGTTGCACCATTAAACGCACTGGTAATAGTTGTTACGCCAGCACTATTCTTTCTCCATAACTTAAAGTTAACTGTGTCTACACCAGTGTGGTTATAGTTGGACTCTATGAATAAACTACCAACTGGTATATTTTTGCCGCCGCGTGTGTTGTCTAATGTATAGTTGGCTGTTTTGATACTATCGTAAATAGGTGCGGCAACTTTAGTCCAGCTTTGGCTAGTACCGCTGTATAATTTAACAGACCAATCTGCTCCGCTTGACGGAGTTGTGTTAGTAACCCAAACACTGCCAGTAGCAGTGCTTGCATTCCATGTGTCAGGGTATGTATAGTGCGGACTAATCTGAGCCTGTTTAGCGCCGTCAAAGTTGTCGGCTACTGCTACCCATGCATTTGAATTATTTTTGTAATATAGCGTGTTTGCATTGCTGTTGGTTACAACCATGCAGTAGTCACCTTTTAGTCCAACAGTAACACTAGGGGCAACTCCATTAAAACTGGCTGAAGTAGATGCGTCATCTAGAACAATTGGTGTTTTTACAGAAAATGCCAATGTACTTGAATTCCATTCTTTAATTCCAAAAACTGTGTTAGCAGTATCGACCCAATAGGTTCCGGCTGCTGGGCCACCTAATGGTGCTGTGCCAAGAGGCACTAATCTAGATGTATCTATGTCTGCACGAACAATGTATGCACGTGAGCTTACACCCAATGCACTGTATGCGGCTTGCAGACCATATTCGTTTAATTCGTTACCGTGTAATGAATTTCCACTGGAGTCAGTGTAAAATAACGGTGTTCCGAACGTATCAGTTAGATCTCGCTGACTAGTAATCAACCATACCTTACCGGCGTTGGCTGCTGTGGTACCTAACGCTGTGGTACCGCTTGGGTTTGTTTTATCTTCTTTAGTTGTTACAAATATCATTGGCACCGTACCTGGTGCAGACGGAGTATAAAAACTTTCGTCGATAACGTTTACTTGTACGCCTGGTGATTGCAATGTTGCCATTCTACTGTCTCCTATGTGGATTACTTTGAGTTATTTACCACAATGCTGATAAAAACTCCTGATTAAATACAGTATAAAAGGGCACTAAAAGGGCGGGTATGAGAAATTTATGTAAAGTTTGTGGCCAACGACCAGTAGCAATTAATTACTATAAGGAAGGTAAGGCATTCTACAGATCAAAATGCGATCATTGTGCTAACAATCGCAGTGAAGGAAAACCGCTATGGGCAATTTCTGGGTATAAGAAAAAACTTAGTTGTGATAAGTGTAATTACTCTTCAAAATATCAAGAGCAATTTAACGTATATTATGTGGATGGAGATCCTACAAATTGTAGATACACAAACTTAAAATCCGTATGTGCTAATTGCCAGCGCATACTTCACAAACTTAAACTACCTTGGAAGCAAGGAGATTTAAAGCCTGATTTTTAAACTAGATCAAGAACTATTTTTGTAGTCATTGACAATTCTTTGCCAGGTAACAAATTTTTAATTTCTGCAAACAAAGCATCAATAGTAGAATCATTGCTTACTACATGATCGATGTTGCCGCCTACCCAAGCAGTTTCACTGGCATGAATTCCTTGTTCTTTTAACCAATCAAGAGCGGCTGCACTACCTTTGTTTGCTTGAATAGCAATGTCATACCAATGAGGATTAACCCCCCGTTGTACTCTAACTACGATTCCGCCAGCATTATGAATTGCTTGAATTTCGTTAGGAAAACGTACATCTGAAATAACAATATTGTCAGTAGTTTTACGCATTTTATTTTCTACTGAAGCAATCCAAATGTCATCATGGAAACCATGTCGGCATACTTCAGTACCCCAATATTGTAGTATCCAACGAGGAGTAAGATTAGGCATGTTTAGTCGTTCTGCCCACCAAGGATCAACTTGTTCTCGCCAAGCACGAGCTTCTGCGGTACGGCCTTCGAGTAATGTGCGGTCCCAACCAAATACTGCGGCTACCGCATCTTTAAGGGTATTTGCAAAACTGTCTCGTCGAAATTCGTGAAAATTAACTAGATAATCTGCGGCAGTATCTTTACCACTTCCAATGAATCCAACAAAACCTATAATCATAGTATCCCCTTAGCTGATACTATAATTTACTATAATTAGGTATAATTGTCAATAATTTTTTTAACCGATAACAAAGGTTAGTGGAGTTCCACCGTCTTTGTAGTTTATCAAATCTTGCTCTAATATTTCCATTTCTGCTTTGCCTTCACCCTTTAACGCGGTACCGTTTAGGCTTGTTCCACCCTGCGGACTGGCAATTTGATTAAATTTTTCGCGAGCCTCACCTAGCATCATCTTGCATGTGGCTAGAGCATAATCTTTAATCCATTGATTAGCAAATGGGTCTTGAATTAAGTTGAAGTCTGGTCTGTAGTTGTACAACCAAATGAGGACTTCTTCTTCGCTTCTAGGTCTCTGCATCAGGGTTAACTTTTTAGTTGTTTTGTTGAACGTAAAGTTAATGTCACTGCCGAACATTTTGCCCACTTGTTTCTGGTAACTGGCAAAGGCATAATATGTGGCCAAGCCGCCCATGTTAGACGAAGTTAATAAGTATGTGTTTGAATAAGCAAGGTTAAATGGTTCAAATAAAGTACCTCCCCCTCCGCCACCTGATCGTGAACCAATACTACGTCTAAAAATTTGACGGACTGCCATTACTTCTTGAGGAAGAACATAGTCATTTGTATCAATTTCTAACATAAGAAATCCATAACTTTCTTCTACAGCATTACTACTTCGTTGACGAAACTTGTTTAAAGCCCTGTCAATTGCAGTATTATAGTGTGCAGGATCTAGTTCTACATCAATCATGCCATCACCTAGCATGAGTTTGCAGTAATCTACTACTTTTTGGCGTTCGTTTTCGTTTTCAGTCATACTGATATTTATCAATAAATAGTAGACTATGCCACGCTTATCTCTTTACCGTCCTGAAAAAGGCAACGATTTTAAATTTCTAGATCGCACAATCAACGAGCAGTTTCAGGTTGGCGGAACAGATGTATTCTTACACAAATACTTAGGTGCTGTTGATCCTGCCACAGGTGAAAGCAGCCCCACTAAACCTATTAATGTCAGTGAAGCTGGAGCATTGGGCATACAAGATGTGCTGTTGATGGAAAACCGAGATCGTCATTATGATCCTGACGTGTATGTAATACGTGGAATTTACACTCTACAAGACCTCGATTTTAACCTAAGTCAGTTTGGCCTGTTTTTGCAAAATGATAACATTATGGTTACATTCCACTTACGTGGATCATTTGATGCGTTAGGTAGAAAAATCATGGCAGGTGATGTCATTGAATTACCGCATCAGAAAGATGAGTATGCGCTAGATGAAAGTATCGTAGCATTAAAAAGATTTTATGTGGTCAGCGAAGTTACTAGACCCGCAAGCGGATATAGTGCAACATGGTACCCGCATTTACTACGTGCTAAATGCCAGCCTCTAGTAGATACACAAGAATTTAAAGAAATATTGGATCAAGACAGCGGTGCTGATGATGGTAGTACCCTACGAGATTTACTATCTTCATATCAAAAGAGCATTGATATCAATGATCAAATCATTGCACAGGCCAGAGAGGATGCGGCAAAAAGTGGCTACGAAACAACCCAGTTTTATGTTATCCCTAGAGATGATAAAAATTTAGTCACGGTTGAAGATATTACTAACAGTGGTATTGATGCTAGTTCAACTACAACCAATGCTAGTGCTGTTCTTGCTAGTCCTACTAAGAATTACTATGTGGGATATCTAACAGGTGATGGTATACCACCTGATGGTGCTCCATATAGTTTTGGTATAGCGTTCCCTAGCAGTGCAGTTCCTGGGCAGTTCTTCCTAAGAACAGATTATCTGCCTAATAGATTGTTTAGATATGATGGCGATCATTGGATTAAATTTGAGGACAATGTAAGAATGACCACAAGCACACTAGGTGAAACTCAGACCAATGATCCATTACTGGTAAGAAGAAAACTAAAATCAAGTTTTGTTAATAATACCAATACCGCAACCATTGGTGGTGAAGTTATTAAAGAGAAACAGGCATTGAGTCAAGCACTAAAACCAAGGGCAGATAACTAAGATGGATTATTTTTATGATGGGCAAGTACGCAGATACTTGACACAATTTATTCAGATCATGAGCAATTTTGCTTATAAGACTGCACAAGGCCAATTGGTTAGGGTTCCAGTTAGATACGGGGATATGACTAGGCAAGTAGGCCAGATTCTTAGAAAGAACAGTGAAAACACTATACCTAGTGCGCCATTTATTGCCTGCTATATCAAAGACATGCAGTATGATTTAACAAGATTACAAGACCCTACATTTATCAGCAAGATAAACATTAGAGAACGAGCCTTTGATGAAACATCACAGGAATATTTAAATGTTCAGGGAAACAACTATACAGTCGAACGCATAATGCCCAGTCCATATAAGGTAACGTTTGCCGCAGATATATGGACTTCTAGTACTGAACAAAAGTTACAGGTATGGGAACAATTGGTAGTATTCTTTAATCCTAGTTTTGAAATACAAACCACAGACAACTACATTGATTGGACCAGTTTATCTACTATAACATTAGAAAATCAAACGTGGAGCAGTAGGGCTATACCTCAAGGTGTGAATGATGATATTGATATTATGACCATGACCTTTACTGCACCTATATGGATTACTCCGCCTGCTAAGGTTAAAAAATTAGGAATCATTACTAAAATTCTTTCTAACGTATTTTCCGAAGGTGCTCAAGGTACCATTAGTTCATTGTATGATACTTTAGGCGCGGCGTCGGTATTTGAAAATGTTAAGCCCGATGCCACAGTAACAGTTACTCCCGGAAATTATGATTTGCTGGTGCTTAATAATACAGCAAGATTAATTGTAGCCAACGGACAAGGCGACGGAATTAATTTAGCCGACCCAACAAACACTGCCGCTTGGACTAAACTATTAGATTTATATCCAGGTAGATTTAGAGCAAGCCTAAGTCAACTAAGATTTACACAACCATCAGGTAATGAAGTTATTGCTTATATTAGTTTAAATCCCAGTGATGAATTTTCTATGATGCTAAACATAGATCAAGACACAGTGCCCGGCAATACCATTGTTGCAGGAAGAGGCACAGTTGATGCTGTGATAAATCCTGAAACCTATAATCCTATTAACATTGTTGCAGGCACACGTTACTTGATATTAGAAGATATTAATATTACTGAGATGTTTACTGATCCCACATATGATGGTCCTGATGCTTGGAAGAATGCCAACGGCAGTGATTTTCAGGCACATGCCAACGATATCATACAGTGGAATGGTACAGCATGGAGCATTGTATTCAATTCTGCATCTACCACAACTACAACATACATAACTAATTCATATACAGGAACACAATATAAATGGTCTGAAGGCTCGTGGAGCAAAAGCTATGAAGGTGTGTATGAAGCAAAGTTATGGCGTCTAGTACTCTAAATCAAATCGTGTGCAGTGGTGGGTTATTTCTGGCCAAAGATACTCAACGATTTTTATTTTTATTAAGAACACAAGGTAAAACTGCGGGTACGTGGGGACTAGTCGGCGGTCGCAAAGAACCCAGTGATATCACTGCCTATGATGCACTTACTAGAGAAATTCAAGAAGAAGTAGGCAAAACTCCTACAATTAAAAAAATTATTCCTCTTGAACTATTTGTCAGTAATGATCAAAAGTTTCAGTACAATACATACGTACTGTTAATTGATCGAGAATTTGTCCCTACTCTTAACGAAGAACATTCGGGATATGCGTGGTGTGACTACGAAAATCATCCTAAGCCATTGCACATGGGCGTTAGGAATTCATTTACAAATAAAATTATTAAAGCTAAACTAGAATTGCTGTTAGATTTAATCTAACAAGTCTACGTTAAAAGCATAGGTGCCAAGATGGTGTAGGTCTTGACTTAGTGCAGTGTCAATTTTAATGGTGTATCCAGCCGCACCAATTTTTTGGCATAGATACATATCTTCACCTAGGAAGTCATTGGACTGAGGACTCCATTGGAAATCAAACCAAGGCTTGCTGAGTTCTTCAAAGATACTGGTCTTTGTCAGCATACAGCCCATGCCCACACCTTCAACAGGTACTAGGTCGTCCTGTACATCAAATGATAAAGGATTTTCCCAGTCACCTATGGTTTCATAGGCCACACCTTTGTAGGGCTTTTGTCTACGAACATAGTTTGCGGCCACAACTGGTTCATTGTGATTTAACATCCTCACTGCTGTGGTTGCAGGAAAAACTACATCGCTGTCTAACCATAGTGCATATTCTGCACCCAGTTCCACTGCGGCTGTGGCTAATTTTTCTCGTTGAGTGAGCAGAATTGTGCTGGCATCCATGAACACATGAGTATCAATGTTATTCATGGTATTAAACTTGACCATTTCAACTAGGGCCAAGGCGTGAGCAGAATGCAGTGTATCTCTACACGGAATTAAAACTGCTAACTTACCTTTTTTACTTGACCAACTGCTTGATGAGAATACTGATTGTTTTTTCATGTACCTGCTACGTCTTTACTCAATGTTTCGCCTTTGATAACTAAACCTTGGATTGCGTTTAGTAAATCTTGTGTGCGCTTAGAACATAGTATAAAGTCATTAGGGCTGAGTTTGCAAGAGGTATTCATGGTTGCGAAGCTCAATTTTCCTTCTGTAAGAATCTCAATGGCACAGGTACGTGAATGAGCTTCGATAAAGGAATCTTTGGATTCGTCATCAGTTTGATTGGCAAGGTCTAGACATTCAGCTTCGTCTAAGTCTTCCAACAATTCTAAAAGATAACCAAGTTCTTGTTTTTCTTCAGCTGATTTTGCTTTTTCCAAGTCTTGGATTCTAGTTAAAAATGCAGTCAATGTCTTAACATTAGAAGTCCTATCGTGATAAACGATTGAATCTAATTCCCATTTGCTGGGACAATTGCTGAGTTTTGATAGTACGCTGTTAATTTGTTTAGTTTTCATATTATGAGTAAGGTCCTACTTTTCCACCAAATGTTGCTGAGAATTGTATAGAAGTACCAACTGTCTTTAAAATTCCATATGTAGCATTATTACCTAGCACAGCACTTAGTTTAATATTTGTACCACCGGCTGGTGCATTACCAGCCGCACCCGGAGTTTGGTTAGTAAAGACTCGATTAACTTGTCCAAATGATATTGCTGATCCTGTTGCGGGTAATGTTGCCATAAGTTTTCTCTAGCGGCCTCCTATTTATTGGCCAGGTTGTGTAGGGCCTGTGAGATCTGATTAATTTGCTGTTGTTGGTCTTTAACAGCTTCGATTAACAAGGCTACAAGCTTCTCATATTTAACCACTTTGGTTCCATCTTCTCTTGTGGCAACAATTTCTGGTAATACTGCTTCAACTTCTTGTGCTATAACTCCAATATCGTGTTTACGTACAAAGTAGCCGTCTTCGCCGCCACGTGCTCGTATGTGTTCATCAGTCCAGTCAAATCTAACACCCCTAATCTGTTCTACTATACTTATAGGATTGCTGATAACATGGATATTTTCTTTAAGTCTGCGGTCTGAACTGTAGTAGGCTGTGATTTCGTTAGTAGCACGTATTTCACCAGTCGTACCACTCGGTGCTGTACCAATTCCTAAGCTAACGGCCTGTAACCCATTAGCATTTAATATCATTGGATTAGTCATTGTGACAGTACTGCCTATTGCAACAGTTTGACTAGCACCTACATACCATTGGTGCGAGTTTCCAGCTTGTGTGTATGCGGCTCTAGTTAATGCTAATCCTGATGAGCTAAAAAATGCTCCTGTGCCCGCAGTGCTTGGGTATACTCCGTAACTTAATACTGGTCCGCCACTACTATATTCTGTGCCTAATACAGTGATTGCCCCAGTTCCGTATTGTCCCTGCATTAAAATAGAACCGTTGGTACTGGAAGCATTTCCAGCTACAATACTTCCGCTAACGTTTAATCTGTTAGTAAAACCAGTGTTTAATTGTGATGATCCACCAGTTAAGAATAATGCAGAGCTGTTGTGAAACATCCAAGTAGTTGCTTGATCTCCCCATGCTTGACTAGCGGTGTTAGGATCACGATCCCACCATGTTCTAGTATCTGTCATTGGGGTAGTAAAACTTGAATCTACCCAAATACCGTCGTGAATGTTTTGAGTTGTCCAGTCTGTGCCAGCTGATCTTCTACGTCGCCATTCACTGCAATAAATGTTATTACCAGTACCGCCACTTGCCTGTGTTGTAATTATCTTTTGAAAACTGTTAATAGTTCCAGATAATGTTGATAATACTTTTACGTTTAACGGAGATGATCCGTCTTGGCTACCAATACCAACAAAACCAGTTGCAGGATTAATACTAAAACTGCTAGTAGTATATACTGACATAGCGGTTGCAGAGGCATTATTAGCATTGACAAATGTTGGATAATAACTTGTGTTAGCAGTTTGTGCCACTGTTTTAATATTATCAGCATTGGTTGCACTGGCACTGGCCAATGTGCTTGGACTTACCCAAGTAGGACTTGCATCGCCATTGCTTTGTAAAACTTGACCACTTGTTCCAACTGCTGTTCCGCTTGCCCCAAAACTTATGCCACCGTTGACAGTAATACGCAAACGCTCATTCATGGTTGACGTAGTTGAGCTACCATCACGATTGGCAAAAATGATATTCATCGCACCATTGCCTGAGTTTTTTACACCAATCTTTGCGCCAATGTTTGAACCTATTTCCTGGAATGCAATTGATGGTTCGGCCCATGCAGATCCTGATAATGCAGTTAATTTGAGTAAATCATCACCTCCTGCCCAGGTTGGCCCAGCACCAGAATAAACTTTTCCTATATCTAATCTTACTGCGGGTGAACTCGTCCCAATACCAAAATTGCCGCTGTTATCCAGAGTCACTGCGGTGGTGAAAGTAGTGGCTGAGTTGGCTGTACCTGACGGTGCTATGTACCATTGATGCTGGCCGTTCAGTTGTTGATAATATGAGGCATAATTGGTATTAATATATGTCCAATTACCAGATGTATTAACATATGCATTTGATGCCATACCCGCTGTATTATTCTCAGATCTTCCAAAAATACTTGAACCGTTTGCTCCAAATTGCAAGGCTTTGAATGTTGAATACCAAGTGTTAGGTGTAAATCCAAGTCCAAAGTTACCGTTATTATCAATACGAGCACGTTCTGTGGCAGCAGTTATATCATAAAATCTTAACACTCCAGCCGAACCAGCACTAGTGGTAAAGTTTTGAATTAGATATTCATAAGATCCAGTTTTTAATGTTAATCCAGCGTGAGTAGTTACAAGTGTGCCAGTGGTGTAAACCCTTGCTTTTACATCAACCGACGATTGAATATCTAATCTTTCTCCAGGTGAATTGGTACCAATACCAAAATTTCCGCCTGCACTACTTGCCTGAACATATGAAGCACCATTACCCACAATGTTAAATGCCTGGGTACCGTCAGTGCCGTAGTAGCCTCTGATAAAAGATCCTGTGCCTGCACCACCGCCAATTAATGTAACATCAGAACCACCTTGAGCACCAACTTGTATAATGTTGGACACGTTTAATCTATATGTGGCAGTAGAACTTGGGGCTGCGGCAATACCAACGTTGCCGGTCATTGGGTTGATGTTGAAACTGCTGGTAGTATACACTGACATTGCCGTTGCAGTGGCATTGTTAGCACTGACAAATGTTGGGTAATAAGTTGC